GGGGCAATGCCAAGGTTTGCGGTGATGCCGAGGTTTGGGGCAATGCCAAGGTTTGCGGTGATGCCGAGGTCTTTTCTGCAAGTCATGTGTTAGTGATCGGTGCTATTGGTAGCCGGGACGATTTCACAACATTCTTTAGAGATAAAGACAATGAGATCACCGTCAAATGCGGTTGTTTCCTCGGAAAGATTGATGAGTTCTTGAAAAAGGTTGCAAAAACACACAAAGATTCAAAATATGCATTTGTGTACAGAGCCGCCGTTGAAGTCGCAAAATTACAAATTGATCTCAGTCTGGAGAAACCTTTAGAAGTGGGTGATAAGGTCAAAATTATTTCACCAGAAGAAAATGATCCGGAAAAGAACTGGAACACGGAAATGAGTCAGTATCTCGGTACTATTATGACAATCAAGAAGGTTTGCAGAGGCGGCTACTACATGGAAGAAGATAATGAGAAATGGTACTGGAACAATTACCGGATTGCAGGAAAGGTCGAATAATGAGTGATCTTCACTTTATGCCCCATCAGGAAGAGGTGCTGAACTTGACTGATGATAAAAACAGGTGCGCCTACTATCTGGATATGGGGCTTGGTAAAACATTTGTCGGTGCTGAAAAAATGTATCTCCTGAATAACAATGTGAACCTGATCGTATGCCAGAAGTCAAAGATTGAGGACTGGGTTGACCATATTAGAACATTTTATCCGGAATATTGGGTGATGGACCTGACCAATAAAAACGATAGTTCGGTATTCCGGAAGATCATGGAAAGCAAGGGAATTTATGAATTTACGAGTCAGATTGTCGGTGTGATCAACTATGATTTGATATTCAGGCGTTCATATATTGCCCATATAACAGATTTTACATTGATGCTTGACGAGAGTTCGCTGATCTGTAACGAGAACGCAAAACGGTCAAAATTCATTCTGAAACTGCATCCGGAAAGCGTGATCCTGTTATCCGGCACACCAACAGCCGGGAAGTATGAAAGACTATGGTCACAGCTCCGTCTACTCGGTTGGGATATTACAAAAAAAGCTTTTTATGCTTCCTATGTTCAGACTGAGTGGGTGGAACAGGGTGATTTTAAACGGGAAGTGATTACAGGATATAAGCACGTTGAACACCTGAAGAAAAGACTGGCACAATTCGGTGCAGTGTTTATGAAAACGGAAGAAGTGCTTGAACTTCCTGAACAGACCGAACAAAAGATTTTCCTGAATGTTACCAATGAATATAAGTTTTTTATCAAGCATGACTATCTGGAACTGGATACCAAAAATTTAGTCAGATTTAAAGATGATTCGGACTATTACGGTGAAGATGTAACGCCAAGGGTTGAGCTGATCGGTGATAACAGCCTGACGAAAACACTGTATTGCAGACAGTTGTGCGGACAGTGGCATAAAAGTAAGCAGGACGCTTTCCGGGATTTGCTGGAATCTACGGAAGACCGAGTTATTGTGTTCTACAACTTTAATGAAGAATTAAGCAGACTGACCAAAATCTGTGATGCACTGGAAAGACCATATTGTGCAGTAAACGGTCAGTGCCGAGACCTTAGAGCGTATGAAAAATACGACAATTCAGTAACGTTTGTGCAGTACCAGGCTGGTGCAATGGGGTTGAATTTACAGAGAGCAAACAAAATCATATATTTCACGCTGCCACTCGGAAAGGGATCTTGTGACTTGTGGGAACAGTCAAAGAAACGTATACACCGTATAGGTCAGAGTAGACCATGTTTCTACTATTACCTACTGGTAAAGGGAAGTTTTGAAGAAAGGAATCTTGCAGCATTACGGGAAGGGAAGGAATTAACCGATGACTTATTTGAAAAATAAAGTGCTTTTAGGTATGGCAAAGCTGAATATTTTATCATTTCTGATTTCAGCGTGCTTTGTAGATGGACAATCATGGATCCCCTTTTATATCTGTTGCGTAAATACAACCTGGCTGACATTATTCGGTTATGCAAACAATTGGTTTGAAAGTGGTGATGAATTATGACGTGTGGTGATTGTGTAGAAAAGAACCGGTGTATGGAGCGATCACGGGATTACTGTTGTACATCATTTAAAAAGAAGAAGGTGAGTGAATGGCAGCAGAAAAAAACTTTGAAAACAAAGTAAAAAGATACCTGGATGATTATGGTTGCTGGTGGCTAAAATACTGGGGTGGTGCAGCTTACACAAAAAGCGGTATTCCTGACATACTGTGTTGTTCTGATGGTATGTTCCTCGGTATAGAGGTAAAAGCTCCAAACGGTAAGCCGAGCCTATTACAGTTGTATAATCTGCAAGAAATAAGGGCGTCCGGCGGTTATGGGATTTTACTATATCCAAAGGATTTTGAAAAGTTCAGAGAGTTCAATGAACACAAAGAACAGGATAATGCTTGGTATCTCGAAAATATAAAATACCAGTCAGACTGGAAAAAGAAGTTAGAAAAGGAGAGTTAAAATGGCAAGAACAGAACAGATTAAATATTTCCGTAAAGTGATGCTTTCCACGGAAAGAGAGGGAATGGAAGATCTACTGGGTTTCATGCAGGAGCTTGGATTTTATGACGCTCCGGCGTCTGGTGGGAATCATTGCTGCAAAGACGGCGGCCTTCTGGAGCATACAGTAAATGTTATGCAGTATGCAGAAAAAATCGGTGTGACATTACTCGGAGGTGAGGCATACAACAAAATTCATGATAGTGTGATCATTGCGGCCGGATTGCATGATCTCGGTAAATGCGGTAGATATGGAAGTCCGTATTATGTGGAGAACATGATCCAGGACGGAAGACCAACCAAAAAAAATCCGGAACAGAAGTATAAGAGATCTGAAGCAAAACCTTTTAAAGTCAGCCCGGATTTATGCCACATTGACCACCCGCTCAGATCAGTAGAGCTGGCAGCACGTTACATAGATCTTACTGAGGAAGAGGAACATGCTATTTTCTACCATGACGGGGCATATGGCAGTCTGGCATATGATCTGAAAGGTCATGAAGAACCGCTACAGATTATTGTACACTTTGCAGATTTCTGGGCGGCTCAGTTCCTTGAACCAGGAAAACTCGACAGATTCAATGAAACAGGTGTACCGGAAGAATCAGGTACTGTGAAAGAAGGTGATGAATAATGCAGTATCAGGTATACAAAGAAGATACCGGAGAAATGGTTGCATGGATTGATCCAGAGAGCATAGTGCAGATTGTCAAAAATGGGTATGCAATCAAATGTGGTGAAAATTTAAAAGCTAATGAAAGTGAGGATGAAGAAAATGAGTAGTGCAAAGAAACACAAACAGAGAAGTCACAGAAGTTACAGAAACAATGTCACAATCGCTGAACATTTTCATAACAGACAGATCCTGAAGGTGTCACAGCAGAATGTGATGAAAGAAAAGGGTAATCTTTTCACGAAGTTAATGGGATTATTTAAGAAAGGGGAAAAATAATCATGGCACAGAAAGTTTTAATTATGGGTGAATCAGGTACAGGTAAAAGTACAAGCCTTAGAAATTGTGACCCGGCAACAACAGCGGTTATAAATCCAGTAGGTAAACCGTTACCGTTCAAGAACCACTTTGAAATGCTGAACAATGAAACAGATGCAAGAAAAATTGTGAAGTACATGAAAGAACAGTGTACAGCAGGTAAGAAGCTGTTGGTGGTTGATGACTTCCAGTACATTCTTGCAGTACCGTACATGAACCGTATCAAAGAAACAGGGTGGGACAAGTACAATGATTTTGGTGCGAACTATTTTGAAATCATAGATTGTTGCAAAGACCTGCCTGATGATGTTGTAGTCGTTTATATGACCCATTTGGAAACTTTGGATAATGGTCTTACAACTGTTAAGCTGATCGGTAAGCTGTTGCGTGAGAAGATCACCATTGAAGGACTGTTTACCGTTGTACTTAGAACAGGGGTAAATGAAGCAAAGTATTACTTTTACACACAGAACAGCGGAAAAGATACCGTAAAATCACCGCTTGGAATGTTCACTACATATGCTATTGACAATGATCTGAATTATGTTGTTGACAAGATCAGAAATTATTATGAACTTGGTGATTACAAGTCAGATGATGAAATGAATGCTGCTGATCAGGCGGTTGCATCTGATCTTGAAAAACCTGACAGCAAAGGCAGAAGAACAAGAGGTAAAAAAGCTGAATCTGCAACACCAACCGATGCACCGGAAGAAAAGACTGGAAGAACACGTAAGAGTAGGGCAGAAGTTCAGGCAGAAAATGAACAGAAGATTGCTGATCACATGGATGAAGTTGACAAGGCTATTGATCAGGCTTTTCCGGGACAGGAAGAAGTACCGTTTGATGAAGCAATGGATGTTGCCGATAAAGTACCGAAACCGGATTTACAGAAACCACCAAGAAGAACACGTAAGGAAAGAAATGCTGAAAAGTCTGAACCTGTTCAGGACGGTACAACGAACACTGATTCTGAATCTGTCACACTGGAAGCAGATGCATATTTCTATGTTCCGGCTGATGATAACTATGTAATGAAGCATAAGGGTGATACGGTTGACCTGATTGTTGATGGTGTTGAGGTTATGAAGGTAATCACAAGAGAAGAATTTAATGCAGGAATCAAAAGACTTGCACAGGAAAACAACCCTGTACCTGTTGACGCACAGACCCCGGCTGAACCTTTAGACGGTGCTATGAACCCACCTGAACAGCACGTCAGAGGTCAAAGACGAAGAAGAACAAGATCATAATGGAATTAACACAGTTTCTTTCAACCATGGCAGCAATAACTTCTGTTTGCGTAGTGGGTGCAGACAGTAAGAATAAGGCAAAATACACAGTAATGTTTGTTATCTGCATTATTGCAGTTACAATAATAAATTTATTTTAAGAAAGGTTAAATGGTGAAAAATTATGGCAGTAGATTTTAGTGCATTCGATGAACAGGTTGATCTTAACGCATTACAGAAAGAGGTTCAGGAAGCAGACGATTCACAGTTTGAAGATGTACCGGATGGGGATTATGATGTAAGTTTTGATAAAATGGAGATCAAGCCAACAAAGAAAGGAGACAAGCTGATGTTTTCCGTACAGTGTAGCATCTTGGAAGGTAATCAGAAAGGTAGAAAAATTTTCTTCAACCGTACTATTTCCGGAAACACTTCACAGAAGTGGACTAATGGCATGGCAATCAAATCTGTTTGCACATGGCTTGATAAACTGGAAACAGATACAGTACCGGAATTTGTCAACTACGGTGATTTTGCTGATTGTGTTCTTGATATTTTTCAGGAAGTACAGGGTAAAGTTGGTGCAGCAGTTACTTATAAAGCTGATGATTTCAACCCAATCACAATCAACGAAGCGTTTGATATGTAAAAATTTTTAGTTTAAAAGTAGATAACACTTAAGGCGGTGTGTAAAACGCACACCGCTTTTTCAAAAAAAAGTGGGTGATTTAGTAAATGATATTCTACGATTTTGAGGTTTTTGAAAAGGATTGGCTTGCTGTATTCATTGATGTGACGAAGCAGAAAGAACACGTGATAATCAATAGCCCTGATAAACTAAAAGCCTTATATGAAGCAAATAGAAAAGATATATGGGTAGGATTTAATAACCGTCACTATGATCAGTACATCATGAAAGGTATTCTGCTTGGTATGAATCCTAAAAAAATCAACGATTGGATTATCGTTGATAATAAAGAAGGTTGGCAATATTCAAGAGCATTCAATAAATTACCCATGATCAACTATGATGTAATGCCAAGTAATGATGAAACCATGAAAACGGTCGGACTGAAAACAATGGAAGGTTTTCTTGGTTCAAATATTAAGGAAACAGATGTTGATTTCCGTATCAAAAGGAAACTGACACAGGAAGAAATAGAACAGACGGTTAAATACTGTAGGCATGACGTAGAACAGACTATCAAGGTATTTCTTGAAAAAGTCAGTGAGTTCAATGCAGTTCATGGAATTATACAGGCATTCCCAAAGGAAACGTCACTGTATGACATTGGTGACAGTGAAGCCCGGATAACAGCAAAGGTTCTTGGGTGTTCAAAAACTCATTTTGGTGATGAATTTGATTTCTTTTTTCTTCCATGCCTGAAACTGAAAAAATACAAATACGTTCAGGAATGGTTTGCAGAGAAAAGAAAAGAAGCCCTTGAAATGGGGTTACAGGATTTTGACAAGAAAGATAAAAAGACTTGGTATAAGTCACAGAACTTTGAAACGATTGTTGCAGGAATACCGCACACATTTGGTTTTGGCGGTCTGCATGGTGCATCTGATAAGCCGATACATCGGAAAGGTCAGATTCTTCATGTAGACGTAAATAATTACTATCCGTCAATGCTGATTGCATGGGGACTTGTAACAAGGGCAGCAACCAATAATAACTTCAAACTGGTGTATGACACAAGAAAAGCTATGAAAAAGAAACAGGTTGCAGCAGCTAAAGCCGGAAGAAAGGCAGAAGCAAAGCAATGGAAAAAAGCACAGTTGCCATATAAGAAGATGCTGAATGCACTTTCAGGGGCAATGAAAGATGAAACCAATGCTGCATACGATCCACGTAATAACAACTGTATGTGTATCAATGGTCAGTTGATGTTGCTTGATCTGATTGAGCATTTGGAAGTAGTGCCGGGACTTGAACTAATTCAGTCAAATACCGATGGTCTGATCATTTGGATTCCTGACACTGATGAAGCCTTTGAAATGGTTGATGATATTTGTTGGGAGTGGGAACAGCGTTGTTCTACTGAACAATGTTCAATCTTGCTTGAACTTGACAATATATCAGAAATCTATCAGAAGGACGTAAACAATTATCTTTGGATTGGTACTGATGGTGGTGTTGAAAGAATTGGTGCTTACGTCAAAGAACTTTCTGCTATTGATAATGACTTACCAATACTGAATAAAGCGTTGGTTGACTACATGGTGAAAAAGATACCTGTTGAACAGACAATCAATCAGTGTGATGACTTGATTATGTTCCAAAAAATAGTGAAGCTGTCAAACAATTATAACTGGGTTGAGCATGAACAGGGAACTGGTCAGATCATTAAGACAACAAAACACCGGGACGGTACACGAACAGAAGTGTGGTCATATCCTACCACACAAAAATATACTTATAAATCTTATCGTGTGTTTGCTTCCAATCGTGTTACAGACGGTAGGTTGTTAAGACGTAAGGTTGTAAAACCAAAGGGTGAAAAATTTGGAAACACACCTGATCACAGTTTCATTTATAACGATTCTGTAATTGGGGTTAAAGTACCACCGGAATTAGATAAGCAGTGGTACATAGATTTAGCAAGAAAAAGACTGAAACAATTTGGTATTGCAGCATAATACCGGAAAGGTGGGAACATGACAGACATTACAATCAAATATGATCATGGTCAGATGCTTATTCACTTAGATAATTTTTTATCTGATGGAAAAATTGCAAAGGTTAGAAAACTGTTGAAGCTGATCAGACAGAGTTATACACCTGAATGTGAAGAACAAATAAAAGAATATTTACAGTGTGTAACAGATAAAGACAAATTTCATAACAATCAGGTAGCACTTGCAGGTAAGATTACAAACATTGAAAGTAATATTTATATTTTAGAAAATCGCTTAAAAGCTGCAACGTTTAACCGTAATATGTTAAAAAAATCCACACCTGTTCATAAAAATGAAGATTGGGAAAAGTGGAATGAACAGGTTAAGGATTGTAGGGAATCATTAAAAGAATCAAAGAAACTTCTTACAGCGGTGAACCGGGAATACAAGCAGAATATTAAGAACAGGGTATTTTACCAAAAGGTGATGCAAGAATTTAGTTAAAGGATGGTGAAACAGGATGTTGTACAAAGGGTACATAAAGACAAAAGGCAAGAAAGCAATCGAAGCATTCAAAGACCGGACAAAATACCGCACTTATGACGAAGTGAAGAATCTTGAAGGGTTCGGTGGTGTTCTTGCTGATGATACCATCCTGATAGATATTGACGATGCTGAACAGTCTGAAATTTTAATGAACATTGTGGAAGAATATCAGCTTGATTGCCGGGTGTATTGTACAAGCCGGGGCAGACATTTTTTATTTAAGAATCATAGTATTACAAGGAACAGGACACACGTACCGCTTGCGGTTGGTCTGACTGCAGATATAAAACTTGGTACACGTTCATCATATGAAGTAATCAAGATTGACGGTGAAGAACGCTTTATTGAGTGGGACATTGAAGAAGGTGGAACATATCAGGAAGTTCCAAAATGGTTGTTCCCGGTTCGTACAGCGGTTGACTTTCTTGATATGGATGCAGGTGACGGACGCAATCAGGCATTATTCAATTATATCCTGACACTTACATCAAATGATTTTAGTGTTGATGATACAAGAGAATGTATCAGGATTCTGAACAGATTTGTTCTGAAAGAGCCGTTATCTGATGATGAACTGGAAGTGATTCTTAGGGATGAAGCATTTCAAAAACCTGTATTCTTTTGTGATAAGACATTCCTGTTTGACCGTTTTGCAACATGGCTTAAGAACAATGAAAATGTAGTCAGTATAAGTAATCAGTTACATATCTATCAAGATGGGATTTATCAGGTTGGGTACAAGGCTATTGAAACAGCTATGATCAATCAGATACCTAACCTGAAAAAGACACAGCGAAGAGAAGTATTAGAGTATATGGAACTTATAGCTGATGAAAAAGCACAGGCAGATGCACGTTATATAGCATTCAGGAACGGTGTGTTGGATATTGTGACCGGACAGATGCAACCATTCAGCCCTGATTTGGTTATTACCAATCAAATACCTTGGGACTACAACCCGGAAGCCTACAGTGAACTTGCTGATGATACACTGAACAAATTAGCTTGCGGTGATCAACCGATCAGGGCATTATTGGAAGAATGTATTGGCTATTGCTTTTATCGCAGGAATGAACTTGGTAAGGCATTCATCCTGACAGGTGACAAGTCCAATGGTAAGAGTACATTCCTTGATTGTGTCAAAGCAATTCTTGGTAATGGGAATATATCAGCACTTGACCTTAAGGAATTAGGGGACAGGTTCAGCACATCAATGATGTTCGGAAAACTGGCAAATATCGGTGATGACATTGGTGATGACTTCCTGCAAGGTTCACAGGTAGCAACATTCAAGAAAGTAGTTACAGGTAACAGAATCAAAGCAGAAAGAAAAGGGCAAGACCCTTTTGAGTTCAACCCTTATGTGAAGCTGCTGTTTTCAGCAAATGACATACCAAGAATGAAAGATAAGACCGGGGCAGTTCTTAGACGTTTGGTAATTATTCCATTCAATGCAAGGTTTACAAAGTATTTACCAAGTGGTGAGATTGACCCGGATTACAACCCTTATATCAAGTATCAGTTGGTTGAACAAAGTTCAGTCGAATACCTGATCAGAGTTGGTGTGGAAGGACTGAAAAGAATCATTGAAAATAATGAGTTCACCAAGTCTGAAAAAGTGGCTGAACAGATTGATGAATATGAAAATGAAAATAACCCAATCAAGGCATTTATTGATGAATGCGGTGTTGAAATGATTGAGGATGAACCAACAGGTGACGTATACAGCAGGTATCAGGTGTTTTGTGCTGATTGCGGTATGCAGCCAATGTCAAACATCGTGTTCAGTAAGCAGATTAATAAGCGGTTGGGGTTTGAAACAGTAGTAACTAAGGTAGGTGGTAAATCTATCAGGATATTTAGAAAGGTGTGACAGTATGGAAAAGTTAGTATTAACAGGTACAGTTTGTTTTTTCGTTGGTCTTACGGTTGGGTTAATCCTTGGTGCTGTAGTGATGGCATTAGCTGCAACAGCTAAGAAGTATAAACCAAAGACAAAAGAAATTTATAATTGTTGGGGTTGTTTCGGTGCTACAAATGGTGATTGTGATTACTGCCCGGTAAAGGACGGTGATGATGTACAAAAACAGGGTTCACTACATTTGAACTTTGCTGAACACATAATGAACAGATTCATGGAAAGGATATAAAAGATTATGACCTATAGAAATAGTGAAGGATATGTCGATCCAACAGCAGGTGCAGCAATGGCAACAGTTAAAAGGGAAGAAAATGCAGAACTGAATGACCGTAACCACAGACTGATTCAAGTGATCAGGAACATTGTTGACATTGCAGGGTTTGAAATTGTTGGAAGGGTGACATTGAAACATAAAAAATCAGGTAAGGTGTTTCATTAGTTCGATGCACCAATCAGTGCTGTTGTGGTAGTGGTTACGGTAAAGTTACAGTTGGTTACGGTTAAGGGTTACGGTTGAAACCCTTGTAAATACTGGCGGTTACGGTTGTCTACGGTTAAAAGTACATTCTTTAATAATTAGTATTTTATGATAGTATAGAACTTAGTAAAAATAAGAATATATAGAGAATAGAGTTTTAACCGTAACCGTAGAAACCGTAACTTCCTTGATTTATAAGGGTTTGAAGCACTTTTTATGCTATTTTTAACCGTAACCGAAGTGTAACCAACCGTAGAAAGTGAGGTAAAAATGAGTGATCAGAAGAAATTAAGTGCAAGGGAATATTTGAAACAGCTTGAAGTGTTAGATATGCAGATAAATGATGATATTGCCACGCTGTCAGATATGAAAATGAATGTATGCAGTGCAGGAGGTATTGATTACAGCCGGGACAAAGTGCAGACTTCACCTGTAGGTGATAAGTTATGTAAGGACGTAGTGAGGTATACCATGTTTGACCAACACATCAATGAAGAAATAGATCAGTTTGTTGATGCAAAGAAGCAGATCATTAAGGAAATCCGGGGATTGCGTGACAAGAATATGATTCAGATTCTTACAAAAGTGTATGTGCAGTTTAAAACAGTCAAGGTTGCTTCACAGGAAATGAAAAAATCTTATTCATATACCGTAGAACTGCATAATAAGGCACTTTCAGCGTTTGAAGATACCTATAAAAACCTTACATATCTGACATAAAACCAATTATTTCATATTTGACAAATACAAGCTGACCTTTTATAGTGTATGCTGTATAAAAATTTTTGCAGGTAATTTATTACCTGCAATTTTTTATGCAAAATTATATTGCTTATTGTCTTATGTGCTGCAAGGTGGGAGGTTTTAGCACCCTTGCAGCACTTTTTGTTATAAAAATGATAGAAAGGCGGTGTTGTTATGGCAAAAAAAGGCAAATTAACTGAAAAGCAGCAACGTTTTGTTGATGAATACCTGATTGACCTGAATGCAACACAGGCAGCTATTAGGGCAGGTTATTCAGTAAAAACAGCGGATGCAATCGGATGTGAAAACCTCACGAAACCTAATATTCAACAGGCTATTGCTGAACACATGGCAGAACGCTCACGAAGAACCGGAGTAAATCAGGATAGGGTTGTATTAGAGCTTGCTAAGATTGCATTTGTCAGAATGACAGACGTTGTTGACAGTAACGGAAGAATCAAACAGGATGCATCTGCTGATGATCTGTCTTGTATTGAATCAATCAAATATAAGGAATCTGATAATGAATTTGGTGGAAGTGTTGAAAGAGAAGTCAAGGTTGCATCAAAACTGAAAGCCCTTGAATTGCTTGGTAAACATTTAGGTATGTGGAATGATAAGTTAGATGTGAATGTGACAGCCCCTATTGTTATTTCAGGAGCAGACGCACTTGAGGACTAAATACAGGCAGCCATCAAGTCAATATGTATTTGGTTATCAGAAGTTCATTCTGATGCCGGAAGATTATAAGCCTACAAAGTCCGGTAAGGTTAATGTGAAATTACCGGAAGTAGTCGGTAAGGGTTACGGTACATTTTGGCGGTGGAAAGGTAGATACCGGGCAGTCAAAGGTTCACGTGCATCTAAGAAGTCAAAGACTACAGCATTATGGTACATCACCAATATGATGAAGTACCCTGATGCGAATACCTTAGTTGTCCGAAAAACTTACAGAACATTAAAGGATTCCTGTTTTACTGAATTGAAATGGGCTATACATCGACTTGGTGTTGATGCTTTTTGGGATATAAAAGAATCACCACTTGAAATGACGTATAAGCCAACAGGTCAAAAGATTTATTTCAGAGGACTGGATGACCCACTGAAAGTAACATCAATCACTGTTGATCAGGGTGTATTGTGTTGGATGTGGATTGAAGAAGCATATGAAATTAGTTCAGAGGATGATTTCAATATGCTTGATGAATCTATTCGTGGTGCAATCCCGGAAGGTTCAGACCTGTTCAAGCAGATCACCGTTACTTTCAACCCTTGGAATGAACACCATTGGTTGAAGAAGCGGTTTTTTGATAACCCGGATGATGAAACCCTTGCACTTACAACCAATTACAAATGCAACGAATGGTTAGATAAAGCCGATCTTAAGGTTTTTGAAACCATGAAAAAACAGAATCCACGCAGATATGCAGTTGCCGGACTTGGTAACTGGGGTATTGTTGACGGTCTTGTTTATGAGAATTGGCACGAAGAAGCCTTTACACTGGAACAGATCAGACAGCAATACAAGATTGATTCAGCATTTGGTCTTGACTTTGGTTATACAAATGACCCATCTGCATTGTTTTGTGGATTCATTGATACGAAGAACAAAAAGATATTCGTGTGGGATGAAATGTATAGTGCAGGTCTTTCCAATGAGCGAATATATCAGAATATCACTGACATGGGCTATGCAAAGGAAAGAATCACAGCGGATTCAGCAGAACCAAAGTCTATTGATCAGTTAAAGGGTTATGGTCTTAGAGTCAAAGGTGCTGAAAAAGGCAAGGACAGTATCAACAATGGTATTCAGTTCATTCAGGACTATGAGATCATCATACATCCGAGGTGTGTGAATTTCCTGACCGAGATATCTAACTACACGTGGGACAAGGACAAATTCGGAAACAAGCTGAATCGTCCGATTGATGACTTCAATCATTTGATGGACGCAATGCGATACGCATTGGAAAAATATATCAAGAAAGGTAACGGCTGGTTATTCTAGCCGGGAGGTATACAAAATGTTAATTTTAGGTACAGAATATGATCTGATCAGAGATGATGAGACACTGGAAGAGACATTGCATGACGGTGAGTGTGCAATCTACACGAAGCTGATAAAGATTAGAGCAATGGAGAAAATGCTGGAACCGTCAGCATCAGAAGAAGATAAGAGAACCAGATACAATGAAGTGTTAAGGCATGAAGTGATTCATGCTTTTTTTAATGAGTATGGACTTGCGGAATACTGTAATGATGAACAGCTGGTACAGTGGATTGCGGTACAGTTCCCGAAAATCCTGAAAGTATTCCAGGGACTTAACTGTATAGATTAACAGGAAAGAGGTGATAAGGTGCTTACAGTTGATGAAATCAAGATGTTCATTGATGAAGATGCTGCATCAGTGAAAAAGCATTTTGCAAGAATAGGTGAACGTTACTATGATGGCGATCATGATATTAAAAATTACAGAATGTTTTATTTCAATCAGGACGGTCAGCTTGTGGAAGATACAAGCCGGGCAAATGTGAGAATACCACACCCATTCTTTAAGGAACTGACAGAACAGGGTACACAGTACACCCTTTCAGGTTCAGATGGTTTTGTATTCAGTGATGTGCCTGAACTACAGAGTGAACTTGATGCAAGATTCAATAATAACGATGATTTTATTGATGAACTGTCAGAAACACTTACAGACTGTCAGACAAAAGGTTTTGCTTATATGTACGCTATGAAAGACAGCACGGATAAGCTGAAATTCACGTGTGCTGACAGTATCGGTGTTGTAGAAGTAGAAGCACGATTTGCAGAGGACGGAAAAGACCATGTAATTTATTGGTACGTTGACCGGTGTGACAAGGAAGGCCACAGAATTAAGAAAATCATGGACTGGGATGATGAACAGGTTGTTTATTATGTTCAGACAGATGAAGGGGAAATACAGCTTGACGATAAACCAAAGGTGAACCCAAGACCTCATATACTGTATCAGGTTGATGGTGATGATAATACGTATATTGATTCACTTGGTTTCTTGCCATTCTTCCGGTTGGATAATAACAAGAAACAGTTCAGCAACCTGAAAGCAGTAAAAGACCTGATTGATGATTATGACCTTATGGCATCCAGTCTTTCCAATAACCTGATTGACTTTGATCATCCATTATATGCGGTCAAAGGGTTTGAAGGTGATAACCTTGATGAGTTGCAGCAGAATCTTAAGACAAAAAAGATTGTTGGTGTTGGTTCAGATGGCGGTATTGAAGTACATACAGTAGATGTACCGTATGAAGCCCGGAAGGTTAAGTTGGAACTGGATGAAAAGAACATATATCGTTTCGGTATGGGGCTGAACTTGTCAGGTCTGAAAGATACATCAGCAACAACCAATATTGCAATCAAGGCAGCCTATTCACTGCTTGATCTTAGATGTAAACACCTTGAAAGGAATATCAAGCGGTTCTTGCGTAAGATTGTGGCGGTATGCATTGATGAAATCAATCAGCAGAACGGTACAGATTATCAGATCACAGATGTTTATTTTGAGTTCACCCACGAAGTAATGAGTAATGAACAGGAAAATGAACAGAATGAACTTACAGAAGCACAGAAACAACAGGTACAAATCAACACCCTGTTATCACTGGCACAGATTTTTGGTGATGATCTGACGATTCAGTATATTTGTGATGTTCTTGATATTGATTATGAGGATGTGAAGGACAAGTTGCCGGATAATGAAGCTGATAAGGTGCAGCAGGTGCAGGATGATCTTGATTCTATTATACCGGATGACGAAGGTGGTGGAATAGGTGAACAAAGCACAGAAGGAAGTGCAGCAAGCACAGCTTGATGAAGAAAAGAAAGTTATCAAACTATTAGAAGTTGTATATGAGAGGGCAAAAAAGGACTGTGAACAGAAAATCAGGGAACTGTCTGCAAGGACAGACCTTGAAAATCTGCAAAGTATAGTATACCAAAAGGAATATCAGCAAATGATGGTTGATCAACTTGAAGCAATGCTTTATGACCTACATGAAGGTCAATTTATAACCATTGCTGATTACTTGGAACAGTCATATATCAACGGTTATGTTGGTATGTTCTATGATTTGCAAAGTACAGGTATACCGCTTGTAATACCAATTCAGCAAGATCAGGTTGTCAAGGCAGTTCGTACAGACAGTAAATTGTCAAGCGGTCTGTACACCAAACTTGGTGAAGATGTTGGTTACCTTAAGCGGTCAATTCGTGCTGAACTTTCAAGAGGGATTGCAAGCGGTTCAACATGGAATGAAATGGCATTAAGAATTGCTAAGGGTATGAACAGCCCTTTTCGTAAAGCATATAACAATGCGATACGGATTGCCCGGACAGAAGGACATAGAATACAGAATGAAGCAGCCCTTGACGGTCAGCATGGGGCTAAGAAAAAGGGTGCTGATATAGTCAAACAGTGGGATTCCACACTTGACGGACGGACAAGGGATGAACACCGGGAATGTGACGGACAGATCAGGGAAATTGATGAACCGTTTGATGTTGGCGGTGAGAAAATGCAAGCACCGGGTGTTGGCGGTTCTGCAAAGAACGTTTGTAACTGTCGGTGCTGTCTGCTGCAACGTGCAAAATGGGCTTTAGATGAGGATGAGCTGGAAGAACTGAAAGAACGTGCTGCATTTTTCGGACTGGATAAATCAAAGGATTTTGAAGAATTTAAGCAGAAATATTGTCAGTTGCCGGAAGATGCTGATACAATGGAAGTACCAAAAGGACATTCAGAGGCATATGAGTCACTGATGGAAGGACTGAAAGTGAATAAAGTAACTTGCCGTGAAGTTAAGGATTTAGAAAAGCCATTAACGCCGGATGAGATTATTGACAGATTGGCAGGTGGTGATAAGACAAGAGGTTCGTGTTCTTCACTCGGTTTTGCATATATAGGCAATAAAGCAGGATTGGATGTATTGGATTTCAGAGGTGGTAGCTCACAGTCTTTCTTTTCAATGAACACTAATATCAAAAAAATGTTAGATTTGCCGAATGTAAAGGGTGAAATACTCAAGGTGAAAAAAGAGGCATCCGACACAGCAAAAATTCTCCGTGACTTAGAATTAAACAAAGAGTATTACATGAGCGTTGGTAGGCACGCTTCAATCGTCCGGAATACGGAAGATGGTTTACAATACCTTGAACTTCAGTCTGCAATAAAGAATGGGTGGATGCCGTTTGAAAGGTACGGTTCCATTGTGACCACTTTGCAGAAAAGATTCGGGTGTAGAAAGACTGTTGATAGATTTGCCGGAAAAGTATGGGAGAAAGAAGTGGTTCTCATGGAAGTAGATTCATTTAAGGCGAATAGCGAATTTAAAGAACTTTTGGGGTATATAAATACTGCGACCAATAAACAAAAGAAAGGAGTGACAGGGAATGTCAAGTGATGATAGATGGTATAAAAACAATACAGACGATAAGATTTGGTGGAAAGATACCGATTCAGTAGGCGAATGGTTGTTCAGCTTTGACAAAAAGCAGGTGTTTAACATGTTTGCTGATTATCCACACAACCTGACACCAGAACAGAAAAAAATCTTTGATGAAGAGAATCCTGAATGGGTTGATTTCTTCAAAGACAGGCAATAAAAAAGCAAAGGTAAAGAAGTGTACACCTTTGCTTTTTTATTACCTATATGACCGTTATATAAGGTCAGAAAGGGGGATAAAAGGAACATGAAAGCGTTACACACTCACTTGGTATTGTAGAAAGGTTTGGTGATCCTGATTATCTCCCAACTATGGGTTAAATAGTATTTTAAGGCATCCGCAAGGGTGTTTTTATTTTGTCCGAAAAAGGCTTATGACGTTTAAACTGCTGCTGAAATGACCCCTGCAACATGGGATATAAACTGTTGACCGTTCCCGGTGACACCGGATATAAAAACATGACGGAGAAAGGAAGAAGAACATGGAATTTTTAAAAGCATTTTTTGGTGATAAAGCTATTACCTATGATGAACTGGTACAGGCAATCAATGCCTATAACGGTGATGAAAAGAACAAAGAGAAGCTGATCAAGATGGTCAATCTTACTGATGGCGGTTATGTGTCTAAGGACAAATACACCAATCTTGAAACTGACCTTTCCGGTAAGACTACAGAACTGACCAAGGCAAACAACCTGATTGAAGAACTGAAAAAGTCAGCCGGGAAAGACGAAGAAACACAGCAGAAAATCACTGCATATGAAACAGAGATTGCAGACCTTAAGAAAGAGAATGCAGAACTGAAAACAGAAAATGCATTGAAATTTGCGTTGGTTGCAGCAGGTGCGGTTGATGTTGATTATCTTGTATTCAAGGCAAAGGAAAAAGGTGAAATCAAACTTGGTGATGATGGAAAAATCAAAGGTGAAGATGATCTGATTTCAGGTCTTAAAACACAGCATCCTACCATGTTTGAAGCATCCAATGGTAATCAGCAGAGTGGTAGCAGAAAGATTCTTGAAAACAACCTGCCGGGTGGAGATAAAGACAAGACAGTTACCAAAGAACAGTTCCTTAAGATGGGTTACAACGAAAGAATGAAACTCAAAGAGGAAAACCCGGAGTTATTCAAACAGTTAAATGTACACTAAGAAAGGTTAAAATGGTGAATTAAATGGCAAGAACAGGAAATTTTGGCGGTTTTGCTTTTGATGAAGAAGTATTTACCGGGATGATGCAGGAAGCCGACTATTGGACTACACCAATCATTGCTTCCGGTATCGTGCAGCAGGACAGTTCTATTATGGACTTAATCGGTGAGCATGGAAACGTGGCAACAATTCCAATTTATAAACCGATTGACGCAAATGAAAGCGGTATGGAAGCACTGAACAACGATGGTGAAACAAACAACACACCTATTGAAATCAGCGGTGACAAACAGACTTGTATGCTTATTCAGAGAATGAAAGCATTCAAGGCTAAAGACTTCACAAAGGAATTAACTGGTGCTGACCCTATGACACTGATCAGAAATAAGATTGCAGGTTATTATGGTCAGGTTTGGGAAAAAGAACTGATGAACATTGCACAGGCAGTATTAGCGGTTGCAGCACTTAGTGATCATGTACTTGATCTTACTAAAGGTACTAAGACAAACATTGAAGCAGGTACTATTTACGATGCAGAACAGGCAGCACTTGGTGATATGGCAGGTGGTCTTGGTCTGATGGTTATGCATTCCATGATATTCAAAGAGTACAAGAAAATGGAAATGGTTGACTATGATAAGTATGTTGTCAACGGTGTAATTCAGAAAGAAATTACATTGCCAACTATCGCAGGTAAACACGTACTTGTAACTGATAGATTTACAGCTACAGGAACAGGTACAGATGCGGTTTACAGCACATACCTGTTTGGTGAGGGTGCATTTTTATCTTGTGATAAGAACAACTATGAAAATCAGTATACAACCAATTATGACCCGGAAGCATCCGCAGGTATTGACAAGTTCTATACTAAGCAGGGTAAGGTACTGCATCCGAACGGTCTTTCTTTAGCAGTTGATCAGATTGCAAAAGAATCACCGACTTATGCAGAACTTGGTAAGTCTGCAAACTACAGCCTTAAGTTCAATACAAAGAACGTTAAGATGGGTCTTATCAAGTCCAAGGTTGGTACAGCAGTTGTCTAAGAAAGGGTGATCTGATGATATTAGCAGTTGATGATGTAATGAAATTGCCTGAATTTGCAATGCAAAATGAAAAGGTAATTGAAGAAAAACTGAACGCTGCTGAACTTATGATCAGAGCATACACAAACAACAATTTTCAGAATCGGTTTGTTCGGTTCACCGCTGACAGTTTGGGTAACAGACTGCTTGGAACGTCAGATTTTTTGAAAGTAGGTGATACAGTTCAGATTTCTCAGTCAATGGTGAATGATGGATTGTATAAGATCACTGAACTTGGTGATGATTTCATCAGAGTTGATCAGGAGTTGTACAAAAGTACAAACCTGATCACTAAGGTGGAATACCCTGCTGATGTTCGTGCAGGTGTACTTGAATTACTTAAGTGGGACATTAAGAACAGACCGAAAACAGGGGTCAAGTCTGAAACACTGTCAAGATACAGTGTGACTTACTTTGATCAAGACGCTAACAATCAAGTTATGGGCTATCCTGTTGCCTTACTTGGATTCTTAAAGCCTTATATAAAGGCTAGATTCTGATTATATGAGCGTTGGCGGTAACATTCAAGCATTGTTACAGGTAAAAAAGAATGGTGCTAAAAATGCCATAGGTGAGCGTATAAACACATGGGTTGATTGTACGTCAATTTTAGGGTGGTTGGATTTATCAACAGGTGATTCAAAGCATACAACTTTTTATGCCAAGGTTCAGGAAAGTACACACATTTTCTTGTGTGACTTTACCAATCTGAAAAACCTGTCAATTGATTGGGTTTGGAATCCATTCAGTTTTCTGACAGGTGTAATCAGTAAGACGGATGAACAGGAAACCGTTGATGTGACAAGTGACAATGCAAGAATGGTTGTGAATGGTAAAGTGTATGAAATCCTTCTGATTGATGACCCTATGAATATGCATGATCATTTAGAAATCTATTTAAGATTTATAGGGGGTCAGTAGTATGTCAGTTGAATTTACAGATAACACAGCAAAAATTAAAGCTGCATTATCGGAAGGGGTTATTGGATTCCTTCACGAAGCAGGTGGTGAAATACAGACACAGACCCAAAGAAACAGCAGGGTTGATACCGGACAAACAAAGGGGTCTTACAAATATATGGTTGATGAAGGAAAAGATGAATCAACTGTTGCTGTAGGTTCAGACCTTGAAAATGCGATTTGGGAAGAATTTGGTACTGGTGAATATGCACTGCATGGTGATGGAAGAAAAGGCGGTTGGGTTTATAAGAGTAAGAAAGACGGTAAATTTTACCATACTTACGGAAAAACACCACGACAACCACTCACGAAAGCATTTCAGAGTGTAGCCCCAAAGATAAAGAAACAGCTTGTAAATGTCATTAAACAGAATTTAGGGGGTTAATTATGGTTGATATGCTTGGTTTTATTTCTGATCAGCTTGATCAACTTGGTATTCCCTATGAATTTGGTGAATGGACAGGTGAAATTAGCTATCCTTACTTTGTCGGTTCGTTCAATGAAACTGAACACAGATTAGAGGACGGATATACAGGCGGTGTGTTTACACTTGACGGTTGGTCAAGGGGGTCAAAATTACCGCTTGCAGAAATAAATGACAAATTAAAAAAAGTATTTGAAGATTTAAGGGCAGTTCAGGAAGGAACTGCTTTTTTTATTACCTATTGGAACGGTTTAATGATTCCAACAGGTGAAGAAGATCTTTTTAGAATTACGATAACACTTAATACAAATGAGTGGAAAGGAGCATAAAAGAATGGGCTTAAAAAAGCATGGTATTACATCTGAAACTATCAAGAATATGATCTTGGGTGCAGGTGTCATTTACAAAAATCTTAAGTATGAGAAACCAAGCAATGGTTGGACTGGTACACCACTTGGTGCAACTTCCGGGGGTCTTAAGTTCAACTATGAGGTACAGTGGCTTGATGTTGAGGTGGACGGTGCAACGGTGCTGATCAAAGGTGTCAGTAAACAGAAGGTTGGTGAATCTGCCACACTTGAAGGTCAGATGACAGAACTTACAGAAGATATTCTTGTAAGTGCATTACACCTTGTAAAATCCACTTCCGAAGATACAACCTATGTCAAATATGTATCTAAGGAAAACATCACAGAAGCAGATTATCTTGAAAATGTTGCATATGTTGGAACACTTTCAAGCGGTAAAAATGTAATTATTATTTTACCGAACGCACTCTGTACAGAAGCATTTGAACTGGAAACAAAGAACGCTGAACAGACAACATTTGCTGTCAAATTTGAGTGTACAGCTGATCTTGAAAATGACAGCTTAAACAAGTTGGATATTGCTATTTACTATCCAAACGCTGTTGTGTAGGGGGGTGAATTATGCGAGTTGTAGTAGTAAGAGAATATACAGACAAGTACACAGGTGAAGGTCATGTGATTGGTGAAAAACTGGATATGACAGAAGAAAGATTTGCAGAAATTCAGGACAAAGGAATGTTTGTGGTTGATATTTCTGATGAAGTAGTGCAGCAGGAAACACCTGCTGTATCTGCTGAACAGGTAGAAGATCAGGAACAAGAAACAGTAAGTGAACAGACTGAACCTGTTGAACATGAAGAAACACCTACACCAAAACAGGATAAACCTGCAAGGGGTGGTAGAAGAAACAGAGCGAAAAAAGAAAGTGAGGATAAATAATCATGGCAGATTTCAGATTTAAGGATTTAACAGTTGATAACGCATTTGACTTTTGTGAGGTTCTTGCAGTTATCGGAGTAGAACAGGTTATTGGTGCATTTGACAAAGACGAAATTCAGCAGTTGCGGGAATCCGGTACAGATATGAAAGAAGTTGGTATTGTCATTGCCATGAAGGTATGTGGCATTCTGATCAAGAACATTTCCAAGGCAAGAAATGAAATCTGTAAGTTTTTTGCTAACTGTATGGAGTGGGACAACGGTACAGCGGTTACTGCTGATGACGTGAAGAAATTCAAGCTGAAACAGTTTGTTGTCATGGTAAAAGATTTTGCTAAGAAAGATGATCTTATGGATTTTTTCGAGGGTGTTGCCGAATTAGTGGGTACGGAACAGAACGATTCGATGAGTGCTGCAACCGTAGATACGGTAACCCCTACAGCTATTTAAATAAAGCAATCAGCCGGGGAAAATTAGACGATACTGTTAGAACAGTTCTGAAACAGGACAATGAAGATAAACAGTGGGACTTATACTGTGCAATCACAGCAAACCCACTTGCTGATGATGTTGGAAATTTTGAAGAATTTAAACAGCGGTTTATGAGTACAGCACCGAAAGTTGAAAAGATTGAACAAACTGAACCGACAATGAACAATGCACAGATTAAGTTACAGGTGGAAAAAGCAAATAAAATTCTGAATGGATTCGTGCCACCGTTGAAAGGGGGTGGCTAATCGTTGGATATTTTTTCGTTGGTCGGAAAAATAACGATCAATTACGCTGATGCAGTGAACAACATTGAAAAGGTTTCAAAGTCTGCAAAGGACACCGCTGAAACACTGGAAAATGTTGACAAAAAGGCAGATAGTGCAGGTGACTCAGTAGAAGATGCCGGACAAGCTGCCAAGAATGCAGACAGTGGATTTACGACATGGAAAGCCACGCTTGCTAATTTAGCATCTACAGCAATCACAAAAGTAATTTCAGGATGTACACAGTTAGCTGAAAAAATGGCAGATGTGACAAAATCAGCGGTTGGTCACTATGCTGAATATGAACAGTTGGTTGGTGGGGTTGAAACACTATTCAAAGACAGTTCCGGTAAACTGATTGATTATGCTGAAAAGGCATATAAGACAGCAGGAATGAGTTCAAATCAGTACATGAATACAGCAACGTCATTTGCTGCTTCACTGATTCAGGGTCTTGGTGGTGATACTGCAAAAGCGGTTGAACTGACCAACCTTGCTATCACAGATATGTCAGATAACGCTAACAAGATGGGTACTGACATAGGTTCTATACAGGACGCTTATCAGGGTTTTGCGAAGCAGAATTATACCATGCTGGATAACCTCAAGTTAGGATATGGTGGTACACAATCGGAGATGATTCGACTAATCAATGACTCCGGTGTACTTGGTGAAAAGATTGAAAGTTTGGATAACGTAACGTTTGACCAAATGATTGAAGCTATTCACAAGATTCAGGACAACTTAGGTATAACCGGAACAACAGCACTTGAAGCAGGTACGACAATATCAGGTTCATGGAGTTCAGTACAGGCATTGTTTGAAAATATCATGACAAAAGTAGGCTCGAAACTTGCACCTACTGTTATGGGATTTTTACAGCAATTGTCAGACTGGATGGAAACAATAGATTGGAATGCGTTTGCAACATCTGTCGGTGATGCCCTACAAAGGGTATTTGACTGGATTCAAAAAATTGATTTTACAACATTCTTTGAAAAAGGAATGGACGGTGTTGAAAACTTCCTTGAAAAACTAGGTGGTCTTATTGAAGATGTGCCTAAGATTATTCAAACGTTCAAGGATTGGTCACCACTGATAGCCGGAGTTGCTGCCGGGTTCGTAACCTTAAAGGTTGCAATGGCAATATCATCATTGATTAGTGCCATGACAACAGCATGGACAGCATACAAAACAGCAAACGAAGGTGCTACTATTGCACAGTGGCTTTTCAATGCTGCATTAAATGCTAACCCTATAGTTCTTATAGTCACGCTTGTGGCAGGGCTTGTGGTTGCACTGATCACATTATGGAATACCAATGATGGATTCAGAGAAGCAGTCACAAATGCTTGGGAAAAAATAAAGGAAGTCTTTGGTACGGTTATTGACGCTATCAAAGGCTTTTTTAGTGGATTGGTGGAGAAAGTACAGACTGCATGGGAATCTGTAAAAGAAACAGTAACCAATGTGTTTACTGCAATAGCTGATACTGTAAGTGCAGTGTGGGAAATAATCAAGAATGTGATCACAGTCGGTATCATGCTGATTGGAAGTATTATTGATGCAGCATTCCAGATCATAACACTCCCGTGGCGGTTTATTTGGGAGAATTGCAAGGAATACATCATATCGGCATGGAATTACATCAAAGATACAGTATCGTCGGCACTTAACATTATATCAAGTGTGATTAGTGACGCATGGAATACGGTATCAAGTTTCCTGACTTATATTTTGAGTAATATCAAGAATAAATTTGTCAGTGATTGGAATGCAATAAAATCTGTTGTATCCAATGTTTTGCTCATGATCAGCTTGACAGTTACCAGTGTGATGAACAGTATCTGGTCAGTTGTTTCATCAATACTCAATGTGATTAAATCTGTATTCAGCAGCGCGTGGAATGGAATCAAGTCTGTAGTATCTAGTGCTGTAAATAACATCAAGTCCGTAGTATCCAGCGGTCTTAATGGTGCAAAATCGACAGTAACTGGTGTATTGAACAGTATCAGGTCCGCATTTTCTTCTGTGTGGGATGGCTGCAAAAATATAGTTGGTAATGCAATTGGTCATATTAAGTCACTCATGAATTTCTCATGGAGCTTGCCGAGTTTGAAATTACCACATTTCAGTATTTCTGGAAAATTCAGTCTGAATCCTCCGTCTGTACCGAAGCTTGGAATCGAATGGTACAAAAAGGCAATGGACGATGGTATGATCATGAATCAGCCGACTATTTTCGGTTATAACGCTAAGTCTAACCAGTTCCTTGCAGGTGGTGAAGCTGGATCTGAAACAGTAGTTGGTACACAGAATCTGATGGACATGATTCAGGAAGCTGTGAATAATGCCGGAAGTGGAGACGGAGATAGTGAAGCAACCCGTGCATTACTGGAAGCAATCTTTAACTGGATGCGAAACGGTGGATTGTACAAACTGCTGATTGATGTTCTGACGAACGGTGTAGAATTTGAATTTGACAATAGAGAAATTGCAAGGTTGGTGAAAAAGTATGCTTGATGTAGCAAGATACGTGAACCATCTGAACCAAAGTATTGGCTTTGGTTTGGGTGGTATTTTTATTACAGATTCCGAACTTAGGAATTATGAATGGGAATATGATACTGATTATGACGAGATTACCAACTTTCATAAAGGTGTCAAAGAGAAAAAAATGAAGATCATTATTTCTGCCGCCACTGAGGAAGAGGGGATTGCAAAAAGAAATGCTATCTTCCAGATCTTTGAATCTGATATTCTTGCGGAACAGTCAGGAAGATTGTATCAAGATGGCTATTACCTTAATTGCTATATCGTAGCATCGAAGAAAGCAAAGTGGTATTTGACAAAACGGTATCTGGAGATTGAAGTCACCATTGCAACAGATCAGCCGGACTGGGTACAGGAAAGAGAGTACAATTTCCTGAAGACAGAAGGCGCGACGATTGAAATGGATAATCTGAAGAAATATCCATACAAATACGGATATTATTATCTGAATCAGGTATCATCTTCCTCGATCAATAATGTTAGTATCACGGAATCAGATTTTGTGCTGCGGATATATGGTTCCGTATCAAAACCGCTTGTGAAGATTGGAGACAATACCTATCAGGTTAATATTTCTTTAAATGCAGGTGAGAGATTGGAGATTGATTCCCGGAGAAAAACGGTTAGATTGGTGCACGCTGACGGGTATACAGAAAATGTTCTCTGGTCAGCCGGAAAAGAACACTACATCTTTGAGAAAATTGCGTCCGGTACACAGATTATTGCGTGGGACGGTAGCTTTTCATTTGACTTGATCCTCGTTGATAAAAGGAGTGAACCATTGTGGAAGTAATGTATACAGACGTAAACAGGCTTCCACAAGGGAGCCTTGAAAAGTATTCGATTGATTTAGAACTCGGAGGTGACAATGACTTTGAGCTTCAGATGAACGTAAAAAATCATTGCATGAGTGCCGGATGCATCTGGTATGTAAAAGATGAGGAATATGGCGGGATTGTGGATGATGTAAAAGTCGACACAGAAAAATCCAAAGTATATTATTCCGGAAGAAGTTGGCGTGGCGTTCTGGAAAAGAAAGTGATCAGACCGGACACCGGAAAGGATTACCTTGTGGTATCCGGAGATGCAAATGATATCCTTGCGTTGCTGATAAAGCGGTGTGATCTGGTAGATCTGTTTGCTGTTCCTGGAACATCTTCCGGAATACAGATAAGCAGCTATCAATTTCCGAGGTACATTGATGCCTATTCCGGCATTGTAAAAATGTTGACCTCGGTGAGTGCAAAGCTGAAAATTGTCTACAACGACAAGGATTCTTGTGTGAATATATCAGCTGTCCCGATCGAAGATCTGTCAGAGAAATATGAGTATTCCGATGACTACGGAATGAAGATCATAATCGAAAAGAAAACCGGAGGGGTAAATCATCTGATCTGTCTTGGAGCTGGCGAATTGGCAGCCAGAACAGTGATTGATTTGTATGTAGATAAGACAGGAGAGATCAGTGAAAAACAGTCATATTTTGGAGAATATGAGATTGCAGAAACATATGATTATGGAAATTCTGAATCTGCTGCAGAGCTGAAAGAAAAAGGAATTGAACATCTGAAGGAACTGAAAAGTTCGGATTCTGTCTCAGCATCATTCGGTAAATTGGATGTAGATATCGGTGATATTGTTGGTGGAAGAAACCGGGCGACAGGAATTGTTCTGAAAGAACCGGTTACGCAGGAAATTGTAAAAATAAAAAATGGCATAGAAACTATAACATATAAGGTTGGTGAGGAATAACAATGGCAACAAATTATTTAGATACAGGAGATACAGGACGTGCAGTTAGTGCAGAATCTGACGGTGCACTATTTGCCGGGATTTTTGGAAGTGCAAAATATGTATTAGAAAACGGCAGCCAGTTCAAGGCAGAGGTACAGTCCAATAACATTGTAAAAATCTCCGATGGTGATGCAGTCATGTACGGACGACACGTAAGGATCCCGGCGAATGATAGCGCACTGGTGACTATTAACAATGGACATTCTGGAACGAACAGGATTGATCTGATCGTGTTCCGGTACACAAAGGATAGCACCGGAAAAGAAACGGTTGATCTGGTTGTGATCCATGGAGAAGATTCTACCGGAACAGCTACAGCACCGACGGCGGTGGATGGAAATATACTGACCGGTGCAATGCAGTCAGACTTTCCTCTGTATACCGTGGAACTGAATGGAATCAACATTGTAAAGGTGAATCCACTGTTCAATGTGATCGGTAATATCAGCAAGTTAAAAGAAGAGCTTACTGAATTAAATAGCAATTTAACCAAAACTAACACTGTTTTAGAGAACAGGAAACCAATAATCGTTGATTCAACTGCGCAAGGAACAGTAAATTTGGATACCAATAGCTTTTTGAAAGTTGGCATTACATATGCCTTTATCGTTACAGTTTCCTCCAATATCAGCAGTGAAAGCTATAAACAGGAAATCAATTGTGCATTAAACAATGTAAATATGGGAAATAACGGAAACTATTACAGACTTACCTCTACATTTGCAGGTAAATGCACTAAAGGCGATAAGATTCAAATTACATCATATA